GCATCATCTGAGGAACAGCCAATTTTAACTGTCCATAATCCCAGATCCAGATCGACCTCTACAAATCCACACCAGTTTGCCTGATAACATTCACAGGCTTTCTTCAGAGCTGAAATCGCAATCTCTTTTGCATCATCACTGGTATGTAATCCGGCTTCCAGCATTCGCAGATTCCGTTCTACGGCGATTGCATACCGGACATATTCGAGACTCAATTTCTCCTCCCCAATCATAATCGATTGGTCATCTTCACGCAGATGCCGATTGGTTCTGCGCCATTTGAGTTCCACATCGTTGTCTCCTCTCACATAAAATTTTTATAGAAATAAAACCAGCGCACAGTAAAACCAGTGGTCAGACTGGTAGAGCTATGCGCTGTCAAGTAATCGTATTGGACTGCCAGTTTATTGTATACAGGATATATCTTTCGCAACAGTCACGATCCTTTTGTTATGTTGTTCTTACTGTAAATATTTGATAACTGTTTCAATATCTATTATATCTTATAAAGTATGTTCTGTCAAGGCTTCTTGCGAAAACTGTTCAGTGAATCGGCAATAAATCCCAAATCTTCCTCAGATTCATTGTAATTATCCACACTTTGATCTTCATACAGCTCAGGCAGAGCTTTTTCGGTACCTAACGGCTCATTCACCCTATAAGACTGGTACACTTCACGGCATATTTCCTCAATATACGCCCTGTCAGGTTTTATGAGTGTCTCTGTACTCTTTCCCTCCATGATGTAATTCGTGATTGCATTCACAATAAACTGCGATTTACGGCGTCCCTGAGCGTTCAGCGCATTAATAGCCGTGCGGTGCAGAGGGTCGTTTCTGTTCAATGTAATGCTGAAACGGTATTCATGTTCCTTTGCCACACCGATCACCTCCGATGACTGGCACGGTACAGAATGTCATAGCCCTTGGCATTGGCAGCGATATCTTCGATAATGATGGCACCGGCGAGCTTCCGGGATGATTCAATATACTGCCGGAGCAGAATGGATCCTCCGCCGATGAAAATGGTCTTGCCCACCCGTAAGTCGATCATTCTCTCACGAAGTCTGCCGAAAAGCTGATCCACAAAGTTTTCCGCCATACGGTTTACCATTGCTACAATATCGCTTGGGAATCCATGTGCTTCATGCATGAGGATGGAATCGATATCCGACTCATCCAGAAGGATATCGAAATCCGCATTCACCTTGGATCGGATGCTGTTGTACAGAATAATTACGCCGTTTTCCAGCGAATCACAAACCGAAAGATCAGGCTGACCGTGCTTCAGCATGAGATAGTCCGCTGTAAACCCGCCGATGTCCAGTACCAGTGTTTTCGGCTGATCACGAATCAGACTGAACACAGTCATAGCTGCTGCATACGCCTGCGGATAGGCGTTGACTTCCGAGATATAAATGGAATACGGTCTGTTCCGGTACTCAAAATCAATAATATCCGGTTTCCTGAAGTACGACTCATATTTTTCGTACAGTCCGGAATAGTGAGAGGGCGGTAATCCCACATTCAGTTTAACCTCGATGAGATCATCTTCGTATTTCCCTGCTGTGTCGATTTCCTTTGCAATACCATACAGCGTGAGAATGAAAAACTGCTCGTTGGATGTCTTATCCCTCATATAGGGGATACGTTCTTCGGAAAGTGCGTAGTATTTCCCTTTGTAGTAAAGGATATCATCTCCGAATGCCGGACGGCTGCTGCTTTCGTATAAACCGGATGTGAAGGTGTGACAAGACGTCTTGATCTGTTTGTTGCCATGGTCGACTGAGATAAGCATAATTGGTATCTCCTTTCCCTGTTTGATGATATATACGCAGTTAACGCGTTTTTTGCACAAGAATACCGGTATTTTCACAATGTTCCGACAGCAGATTTTTATATCAGAAAATTTTTCAAAAAACCGACAGATTTGCAGACCTGCCGGTTATTTTGTTTAACAGAGGAGGTAAATTCTTAACAAACAACGCTATTGCACGGCAAAAGTTGTTATTCCGTGAAGTACAACCGCTGCCACACAGTACGTCTCGTACTGTCCGGTACTGTGCAATTATCGGAAATGATTCTTTGTCCGGTGCAATTCACTTATGCGCAACGTATATATGAATAAAGGAACTGGGATACCGAAACGGTATCTGTAGACATGAAGTGCACACAGTGCTATAATATACATAAGCAGATGTATCACAGCGCTGTGTGCCCAAAGGAGGTAATATATGAATAGTTCCACACAGTGCAAATCCGCAGAAACCAAACGTACCTATACCGTAGATGAAATTGCTAAGATTCTGAACATCGGACGGACGACGGCATATGCCCTTGTGAAAGAAGGACATTTCAAGATCGTCCGCATCGGTTCCGCAATCCGCATCTCCAAACAATCCTTCGATGAATGGTTAGATCGCCAGGAGTTTTAACACATTTTATATGAAGGAGTATTGTCATGGCATCTCTTATCAAACGAAAAAAATCCTATTCCCTGGTATATTACTATACCGACGAAAACGGTGAAACCAAACAGAAGTGGGAAACCATCCGAAATTATCAGGATGCGCTCAAACGGAAAGCAGAGGTTGAAAATGAAATCAACAAAGGAACATTTATTCCGCCGAATGACCAGACTGTACGAGAGTTCCTATATGATTTCGTAACCATGTATGGCGAACAGAAATGGGGCGTCTCCATGTACGATATGTCTACCGGGCTGATTGAAAACTACATCAATCCGTTGATCGGAGATCTGAAAATCCAGAGCATTACGACCCGCACGACTGACAAATTCGTTCAAACCTTACAGAAAACTCCTGCAGTCGACTGCGGTGTACGAAAGAACAAAGACGGGCATTGTGTCACAGATAAGACCATCGAAAAAATCATCAAACTTCTCCGCTGTGCTTTCGGACAGGCTGTCCGCTGGGAACTCATCAGCAAAAATCCTTTTGAGAACACACTGATTCCCAAAACCACCTACAAAAAGCGTGATATCTGGGATGCGGAAACGATCATGAAGGCTTTGAATGAATGCGAAGACAGCAGACTCTACATTGCCATGAACCTGTCGTTTGCCTGTTCTCTGCGAATCGGTGAAGTTCTTGGTCTGACATGGGACAATGTTCATATCAGTGAGGAAGAAATTGCAAACGACAATGCCTACGTCTTCATTGATAAGGAACTGGAACGGGCATCCAAACGTTCACTGGAGGCACTTGGAAATGCAAGTGTTATTCACGTCTTCCCTTCGCTGTTTCCCAACACCAGTACCCGTGTTGTACTGAAAAAACCGAAGACCGAGTCCAGTATCCGTCAGGTCTGGCTTCCGAAAACTCTCGCCTACATTCTGCGGGAATGGAAGCAGGCACAGGATGAACTGAAGGAATACCTCGGTGAAGAGTATCAGGACTACAATCTTGTCGTGGCTCTGCCGAACGGACGTCCCTGTGAAAACAGAGTGATTATGAAGGAATTTGAGAAGCTGAAAGCAAAAGCGAATTTGCCGGATGTAGTATTCCATTCACTCCGGCACCCGTATGTCAAGCTCACGACAAAAAAATATTTGAATAAAATCGACTTTGCAACGCTAAATCAAGTAACTACGAAGCCGATTTTCTATTTTTATTCAAACAAGTCCTTCACCTTATACACAACATCAACACGCTTATCCGGAAACACCACAACTTTCTCTATCAGCATATCAACCAGTTCCGGCGTCAACCCATCCGCTTCAGCCACAGCCGACCATATCTCATTCCGGCTGTCGCGCTGAACCTGTTCTTCCTGCTGATGTTTTGCCTGAGCAGTCACAGCAGCATAGGCGTTATTGGTTCGCAGAATTTCAGCATCAATGGATGCCTTTTCCGCTTTGTACTTTTCCACATCAACCTCTCCCATACAGTACCGTTCAAAGAGAACCTGTTTACTGTAATTCAGCGTTTCAATCTGCCGTTCGTACTCCGACTGTTCTGCGACATATATGCCCATCAGAATGGTTTCGTCTGCCTCGCCGGGGAGAACCAATTCCATCTGCTTTTTCAGTGTTTGGAATACAGCCTGTTCAAGATCGGCAGCTGGAATTCTTAATGAATAACACCGGCTGTTGGGGTCAGCCTGAGAAGGGCGGCACATATAGTATGGATGCGCCTGTGAGACTCGGGACAGCGCATGATGGCAGCATCCACAGAAGACTTTACTTTTCAGCGGGTAACTTCGCTGTTTTTTATTGGGAAGTGAAAAACGATGCTGTTTTTCCTGCGCTTTATCGAAAGTTTCCTTATCCACAATGGCAGGATGATGATCGGGTATGATGTACCATTTGTCACGGTCTTTCCGTCGGCTTTTGTTGCCGCCGATTTCTGTGACTGCACGTTTTCCGATGACATACGTTCCGGTGTATCGTTCATCTTCCAGAATATGCAGCACAGTAGACGGACACCAGATACCACGGCTTCGGGAAACATCGTGCATATGATTTCCTTTCGCTGCCTTGTATTCGCCTGGAGTGGGAATTCCGCGCTTGAACAGTTCTCTTGTTATTTCGGTGGCATTGATTCCTTCCGAAGATAACCGGAAGATCAGTCTGACCACATCCGCCGTTTCGGGATCGGGTTCCATTCTGCCGTTCGCACTTTTCTGATAACCGTAGGGACAGATTTTACTTTGATACTCCCCGCGCTGCATCTTGGCGTACTTGGCACTCTTGGTTTTGATGGACATATCCCGGCTGTAATATTCGCTGATGAGATACTGGAATGCGACATCCATACCGCCGGTATCGCCTTTGAAATTGTTGCTGTCATAGTCATTGCTGACGGAGATGAACCGGGTATGGAACAGCGGAAATACCCGTTCCAGAAAGTATCCGGTTTCAATGCTGTTCCGTCCGAAGCGAGAGAAGTCCTTGACGATGATGCAGTCGATTTTGTTTTCCCGCACCATTTCAATGAGTTTCTGCACCTGCGGACGTTCAAAGTTCGTGCCGGTATAACCGTTGTCTACGAATTCAAGGATTTCCGCATTATCATACTCCGGCATGGATGCGGCATGAGCATTCAGAACAAGGCGCTGATTTTCGATACTCATGCTTTCGTATTTATAGTCCTCTATGGACAGACGGATATAGAGAGCAATCACATATTTCTGCATCGGTTCAGCACCTCCTCACAATTCTGAAATTCACTCCGGAACTTATACTTCACGGTGATCTGATTGTCCGGCGAAAGTTCAACCCGATCTATCAGACGGTCAATCAGCGCAGCAGTCAGTTCACGATCTTCCTTGATGCTCTTTGCATCCTGTTTCAGATTCCGGTATTGTTCGATCTGCTTTTCGATGGTTTTCAGTCCGTTTTCAAGCTGAATTACTTCTTCGGAAAGCTGTGTGATTTTTGCTTCATATTTCTGCTTGTAATCAAAGTATTCATCCACAGTGAGAATATCCTGAATGAAGTTCTCGTAAAGACCTTTCACCAGACCGCGCAGGCGTTCGATTTCCTGTCTGCGGCTTGTGATTTTGTTCTGGATTTCGGTACGTTCCGCAAGCTGACGGGAATCTTCGATCAGGGAAAGCGAATATGTACCGAGCGTAGTGTCCAGCTCCTGTTCCAGCATATCTGCAAGGATTGAAAGCAGTTTATCTTCCCGTATGGATTTACTATCGGGACAGAATTCCACACCGGCACGGGTGCGTGTGATACAGTGATACCGGTATTCTGTACTGTTTTTTCGAATGTTTCTCTGCCGATGCAGGCTTCCGCCGCAATGGGAACAGAAAATCTTACCTTTTATAATATTCGGGGTATAAGAATTTACTGTTCTGCTTTTATGGATTTCTGCGGTATTATCAAGAATCTGCTGAACTCTGTCATACAGTTCATGACTGATGATGGCTTCATGAGTACCGCATACAGTTGTCCATTCATCTTTGGCGGTGGGCACCTGTTTGTGGTCAATCACTTTAGAACGCCCCTGTACCAGATCACCGGTGTAAACAGGGGAGTGGAGAATCTTGTTTACCGTCCGTGTCTGCCATTTTCCATTACCCAGCAGATTTTCATGCGAGATTTCCCCTAAAGACTGCTTATAATGACTTGGTGTAATACACCCTTCCTTATTTAACCGGAGGACAATGGTATTCAGCCCTGCACCTTCCGATGCCCACAGGAATATCTTCTGCACCACCACAGCAGCAGCCGGATCAAGGATAAGCTGATGGCAGTCATCCAATGCTTTAACATATCCAAATGGTGTCCGGGAACCAACAAACTTGCCATCTTTCATCGCCTGTCTCTGCTGTGCTTTGATCTTCCGGCTTATATCAATCGCATAAGCCTCGTTTATCATGTTGCGCAGCGGAATCAGGATTCCATTACTGCCATCGTCAGGAGCGGAAGTATCATAGTTTTCCGTAACGGCGATAAAGCGGATGTTACGGATTCTGAAATACTGTTCGATATAGTAGCCTGTATCAATGGAGTTTCTGCCGAGCCGGGACAGGTCTTTGACAATCACGCAGTTTACCTTGCCGTCCTCAATATCGTTCAGCATTCTCTGAAATGCAGGACGGTGGAAGGTTCTTCCGCTTACGCCGTTGTCGATGTATGTGTCA